GGCATTTGACTTGTGTTTTCTGGGTCTGCTTGACCCGCTACCATAAACTTTCCTGAGTAACGAATGTTTATATTCAAAGCATCCATTGAAGCTTCACTATTTGAAATGATTTTAAATAGTGAATCAACTCTACTTGCGCCTCTGAACCAATTCCCTGTTCCATTGGTCAAATCAGGCATGTGAATAATATTACCCCATTTTAATTTATCTGTAGATCCATCGGCATAATTATATTCAATTAAAAAATTATCAATTTTATTTTTAGTTGATTTTGATAAGATTATTTTATCTTTATAAGTAAGCATTTCGGTTGAAAACTCTACTTTATTATTTTCAAGGATATAAAGGTTATTATCTTCGGAAACTATCTTAGATTCGCAATAGTTGTAAGTGTTACCTATCATATTCCAAAACATGACATCCCAAAGAAACTGAGATTGATTTTGAAAAGGATTAGGTTTTTTGATCATTTCAAGGAACGGATCATTATCTAGTATTTTGCCATCTTTGTAAACGTAAATTTCTCCCAAAGAAAATAAATCACATTGCAAAGCTATTACTTTTAATAAAGCTGGATTTGTAAAGACGGCTTGAAGTTTTTTATAGTCGCTGGAGTAGTCGTTGTATTCGGCTGTGCCGTTTAATTGATGATTTATAAACGTTACTATTTCGTCTTCTCCTCCTATACCAAAAAAGTTTTTTAACCAACTCATTTACTAAAAATTTTAACAAATATATAAAATAATAACAAACAAAATTAATTTTTTTCATAATGACGTCTTAAATAACGTATAGGGTCTATTAAATCGTCATTTTCTTTTAAAACTTCATCGTCAACTACACCCATTCTATCGGCTCTATATTGGTATGTTTGGTGTTCATGTTCTATTCCTGATGAGCAATCTGTGTAAAAGACATTTGTAGATTGAAGTAAAGATATACCAGCCATAACAGAGCCTTTTGGTTTGTCTATTCCATAAGCATACTCCCATCCATGATTTCGTAAAAGTCTAATATTATCAGGCACAGCACTATCGCAAACGATTACAGCATCTTTTGGAATGTTTAGTTTTTTTACTGTGTAAATAATAATCCCTCCGTTTTCATTATTATTAATTAATACTTTATCGTAATCGGTTAATTCTGAAATAAGTTTGTTTTCAGATTTATAGTTAAGTTCGTGAGTATAAAGATTATTATAATATCTGTCAAATTTCCCCTCAACAATTCCAAAACCGTGATTTTTTCCCCAGTCAATTGCGTATGTTTTTTGTAGATTTATTTCTAAATATTCAGGATATAGTATAGGTTTAAAGTGTGTAAATATACGACCCTCAACACTTCCAATTTCTCCTAAACCGTAAACCCTCCAAACATTAGCCCAGTATTCATTTATTATAATTCCATTTTCAGAATATCCTTTTTTATAATACTCTAAAATACTTTCGGTTTCTTCTTTGCTTAAATATTCATTATCTTTAAAAGTAAGATTTATAAAATTATTAGTATCAATTAAATCGTGGCCCCAAAATCTTTTATCTGGATTAAAATCTATAATATTTAATTTACAACGTGATCCAACTTGTCTATAAGCTTCTTGATTCAATTTATTGGCTTCATTAAAATAAACAACATCACGCCTCATTCCTTTTCCTACATCGTGTGTGTCTAATCCTAGAAATTCTATAAAAGTACCGTTTTTAAAAGTGAATGTATTTTCAGCAATATTCCACCTACCAAACTGAATCATATTCCAATCTTGCATTATTTCAAGAAAATCTTTAATAACCGTTTTCTTCATTTTAGAAAGTTCTGCAGAAATAATAGATATTTTCTTTTTTTTGTTACGATAGGCGTAATCAATAATTAGCATTAAAATAGAAATTGTCTTACCCGCTCCCTGCCCGCCTGAAATAACAAAAACCCTACTAACATTTTTTAATAGGGTTTTGATTTTATATAGTGCTTTTGTAGGGTTGAATTTAAACATTTTTATCTAGAGGATTATCTCCAAAAATAGGGGTTAAATCAACGTTTCTATTTTCACTTTCAATGAACTGCATAGAAAGTTTTTTAAGTTCCTCTGGTGTTGCAATCAATTTCATTAATGCCATTTGCAAAGCTGGAGCGTTTGAGGTGTACCATTTAGAACGCATTGAAACTTTTAAAGACGTTCTATTTGTTTCTAATAAATCTTTTAGCTCGTTCAGTTGGTTAGAATCGGGAGGAAAGAAATCGTAAAAAGTAGGCTTTGAACAAGGCAAAAAAGCAACTATATCCTCCACAAAAAACAGTTTGTGTTTGACTATCATTTCCTTTGCCTGTTCGAATATTTTATTCCTGTCGTATGCCATTATACAATTGCTTTTTCATAAAAGCAAGTAGGTGCTTTTTGAGTTGGTTTATATTCCTTTGGTAATGCTTTACAATTTTTTATAAACTGTTCGGCTTCATCTCTTGTATCTAATATTTTACAATCGATAATCTGTTCTTTACCTTTTGAATTTAGCTGGGTGATTGTGATTTTGTATTTCATAATGTAAATTTAGCAAATTATTTCTTTGAAAACACTTTCCAGTTAATTAAATGATGATGTCTTCCAAATCTTATTACTGTTTTTGCATATTGTGGCCAAACAGCTTCTAACATTTTAGCTTTTAAAAGATTCTTTTTTGGATCATTACCTTTGTAAAGTTCCGTTTGATTTCCACCTTTCATTTTTTGAGCAGTAGAAACTTTATCAGCCATATAATAAATGCAACTTGATGTACTGCCTCCATTATGCAAAACCTGTAAACATAAATCTACATCTTCATTATATTTTAATCGCCATCTATATGGTAAATCGTTTTTAATAAGTAATGCAGAATAAACGTGACAGTTGAATTTAAAAGGAACTTTTGGAACTTTAACTACAAAATTTGGCTCTTCAAATCCTGTTATGTCTACATTAGTTTTATTTGCGTGTTGTTCAACATAAATTAAAGCGGTTTTTATTTCGTCCCATTTTTTACGTTTACCATTAATCCATTTAGCAAAGTTTTGAATGTTATCATCAAAAAGAAAATGATATTTATATCCAAGTGATTTTGCGTGTTCCCAACAGAAGTTTCTAGCTGGATATGAGCCTAATCCTAAATTTGCAAATGGTAGTTTTAAAACTCGATGTTTTCCAAGTGAGTTACAATACAATTCATATTCTTGTGGTTCAACTGCTATCAAATAATCAATGCCAGCTTTTTCAAAATTAATAGCTGTTAATGCACAATCGTGCCTACCTTTTGAAATTATATAGACGGGATACATAAATCTACTTGCCAAGCCATATTCATTTTTTTAAAATCAACTTTTAGGCTATTCAAATAACTTTCTGCTTCTTCTGGACCATCAAACATAAATACAACTCTTTGCTTTCCATCCATTGTTCCGATAGCATTAAATTCCTCTTGAATATCTACATCTTCATCATCCATATTGTTTTCCTCAACTCCTGCTGCCCAGTTAGGAATATCCAACCCCCATTCGCTTAATTCTTCGTTATCCCACTCTTTTACAAGAATTTCCCAATCCCACTCGCCACCGCTGGTGTTATCTTTAATAAGAAATTCACGTTGTTTTTCTTCTGAAAGGTCTGTAATGATAATCGGTATTTCTTTTAATCCAGCTTCTTTACACGCTTTGTAACGCATATTGCCACCTAATATAATCATATCTTGATTAACTACTATTGGTCGGATGTTAAGCATCTCTGGAAAGTCTTTAATGCTTTGCACCAATTTTTTAAACTTATCGTCTTTGATAAGTCTAGGATTGTTTGGGTTGAGTTTAACCTCTGATATTTTTCTTATTTCCATAATATTCAAAATTACAAATTTATTTTTGATTCCAATGTTATTTCTGTAATAAAACCGCTAATGTACAAAATATCGTGTAAATAATCTTCTTGGTATCTTGTTAAAACTTTTTTAGATTCATTGTTTTGTTTTACTATCCCAAGTTTTTTTATAAATCTATGAACTACATCTTGTGATATATTACATTCTTTGGCTATTTGTTTTGCTGATTTCATATTGCTACCGCCTTTCAATCGAAGTTGAAAGACTTTTCTAGTTTGACCCATTCTGCGTAGGTCATAGTTGTTTCGTGTTCTTTTTTTGTTTGTCTATTAACGGCTGTAACTTTTAGTTTAGCGTCTGCTGATATTTGATGTTTCATAAAATTAGTTTAAATTGTTGTAGATTTCTAACTACAAAATATTCAAAACCTAAACTTTCAACATTGTTTTGAAATTTTATTTGTGCTTCAGATTGAATTCCTTTTTGAATTTTTACCTCAACAAATAAAATTTTGTTTTGTTGAATTACGATTAGGTCAGAAACTCCAGCTAATGACCCTGTAAGTTTTAAATTTTTAGCTTCTACAATATTTCTTGATCCTCCATTTGGGACTGCAAAAATCAAACCTTTGTGATTATTTTTGTAATAAATTATAATTTGTTGTTGTATTTGTGATTCCGTCATAGGTAATATTTTTTAGGTAATATTTTTTGTTTTAAAACTTTATAGAAAAAAAATAAAAATACACAATATGCGTATTATATGTAAAATGAAATGTTATATATAGATTATTGAATATATTTATATTACTTATTACCTTTACATTTAAAAAACTAATAATCAAATAGTTAAGAGGTAATAAAAAGGTAATATTTTTTTTATTTTTACTCTACCTTATTACCTAAAAAGGCACTTCATTTTGGTTAACGTATTGATTTACATACTCTTTATATAAAAGCACTCCAAATAGCACTTTTCCATCTCTTTTATATGATTTGTATGTTAATTTGTTTTTTATAAATATGTCTTTTACATCATATTTAGTAATATTTACTGAATTTTGAGCATTTAGGTACTGTAAAATATTACCTTGATTCACTATAATTTCTTCCGAATGCTTTTCGTTTTTCTCAAAAGAATAAAAATTTAAAAATAATTCTTCGATAGGTAAAATCTCAATATTTGATTTAGTGTTTGATTCTAAATAATCAATATCTTCACTGTTGTATATTTTCCAATCAAAATCTTTTCGATACAAATCAAATGCTTCTCGCCATAAATCGTCTGTATTTATTTTAATCATTTGATTATAATCAATGCTTTGCACGTTTATGGGTAAAATTCGCCTGTTTCCTGTAACATCTTTTAAAATATCACGCTCATTACTAGTGCCACACAATGACGCCTTACGTTTCATTTTTGAGTAAAAAGCAGAATAAGGCAAACGAATATCGATTTGATTAGCATCAGCTATTTTTTTAAAGTCTTTCACGTCTTTAGTGGCTAATCCTCCAAATTCGTCATCCAATACTAAAAGCCCTTTAACAAGATTATAAATACTGTCTTTGTCTTTTGCATCAATTCTATGCTCGATAAGATATTTTTTTAAATCGTTTGGTAAAAGGTTTCTAAAAAAAGAAGTTTTACCGGTACCTTGTTTTTGTCCACACAATACCAAAGTTAAAGGACTTACTTTTGTTTCGTGGTGTGGACTAATCCAGTTGTGAATACTTCCTATAATCCATTTTTTAAAAACCCATCTATTGTATTCCGATTGTGGGAAAATGCAGTCTGCATATTTTTCTATATTTCCTAATTCAAATTCTTTAATTCCAAAAAATTCATTTAGTGGATTTATTGTTTGAGTTGCTTCAGAGTTAATCATGTCTCTAACATCTGATTTCGTCACGTTAAAATCTAAGCAGTTTTTAGCAGAAAAGTAAATTGAATTTAATTTAATATCGTCAAGTATTTTATCATTAATAAAAATTTCATTTGTAATTGAATCTCTGTAAGGATTAAAATTTTCTTGAATAAAGTTTTTAAGTTGATTGACTTCTGTTTCCTCACTTTCAATTTGAAAATCAATTTTTGAATTTATTATATCCAAAATCAATTTTTCGCATGGAGTGTCTAATTTTAAAACTTCGGTAACGTGTTTTTTTACACTTTCAATTGTTGGTGTGCCTTGCGTTTTTTGCATTGCTACTGTAGCAATTGTTTTCTTTGTTAGGTCTGAATAAATTTCAATCCCCTCTTCTTTTACATAATGATAAAAAGTAGCAATTGTAATTTGACCTCCTTTACAAAAATTTTTATAATGTTTTTCAATATCTTTTTCATTGTATTTAGATCCATTCTGACAAATTGCTTTAAAATAATTTAATCCAGCATCACCAAATTTAGAGCCAATAGCAAATCCAATATCACAATATCTTTTGTAGTCATCTTGGCAAAGGTCAATTCCTTTTATTTTATCTAAAATAATTGTAAAATCATCTTGAACAAAAATAAATTCTTTCTTGATAATTTTTTTTTCTTTAGTTTTTGCAATAAATTTTACTGCTTTTTCATTTTGAAAAATATAAGGGTCATAAGATAAAAAACGTAACCTGTTTTTATTTTTGCAAGATTGGTCAATCATAATATTAAAATTATCCCAATAGTACTGACCTATTTCATTAAATGATTCTAGGAACTTATTAGAATTTATTTTTATGAATACACATAAACCATCTCCGCCAAATGAGCGATGTGAAACAAATGTATATTTATCTTCATTAATTTTATTTAGTAGCTTTAAATCCACATCGCTATCAATATCAATAACGATTAAGCCGTTCAACTCTAAAATATTTGATGCGTTTTTTGACCCCTGATTCATTATTGCAGAACCAGTAATGCAGGGCATTAAATTTTTTAATTCTTTATATTTTGCCACGTCTTTTTTAACGGCTCTGGCATTTAGTACTAAATCTTGATACTTGCCGTTTTTGATAATTTCGATATAATTTTCTAAATCTATATCGGTTTTATTCGTGTCTTTAATATTTTGGTAAAAGCTAAATTTCATATTTTAATAGAATTAAAAATTTTACTACAATATTCAATTTGATAAATACAGTCGTCTATTGGATTGTGAGGTACTCCTTTAAAAACGACCTGCTCTCTTACTAAAGGATTTAAGTTAAATAAAGTTCTTAAATCCCTCTCGTTATAAAACAACCAATTTTGTTTTAAATCACATAAATTAAAGGCATTTTCTAAAATACCTAAATCAAATCTTGCGGAATTACCCCAAACAATATATTCTTTTTGTGATAAAAATTCGTTAAATTGTATTAAAACGTTTTTTAATTTCAATCCATCTTTTGATGCAATTTGCAATCTTGCTTGTTCATTTTGTTTTAACCACCAATTAAAAGTGTCGGCACTTATTTTTAAACCTAAATCCAAGCAATCTTGCAGGTTAATCGTTTGATAAAACTGATTGCCAATTTCGCCTGTTTTAATGTCGAATTCTACGGCTGCAATACTTAATATTGGACAATTGCTTTTTGTGCCTAAAGTTTCTAAATCAATCATTAAATTATTCATACATTTTTTTTTTAGTTTCCGTTAATATTTTTTCGGTAAAAGTTAACCATTTAACGGGTTTACCATCCCGAAGCATTGAGCCTATAATTTTAAAATAAAGAGGTCTAAGGTACTTAGTAAATCGAATTGCAAAATTACCTTCTTTCTCGTGCCAAAGGAAGTCCTTTTTTGGGAGTTCTAATTTACATAAAAAAGTAACCCATTTTTGTTTTAAAATCTTCAACGTTTCAAATTTAGAATGATTCTTATTAATATGAAATTCCAAATCCAAAGTCGGAGGCAAAAGTTTGTTTTTTTTACCTACAATAATATACTCTTTTTGTTCTCGTTCTTTTTGTTGACCTTCAGGAATTTCCCAGCCACAATTCGGGCAAATTTTGTCTTTTTTCTCAAAGTTGTAACCACAAGCATCACATTCAATAATATCTAATAAAACCGATTTTCTTTGTTTATCACTAAATATCTTTCTCCAATCACGATCAAAACTAAATATTCCGTGTGTTTGATTATTATTACCGCCATCGATTAAAAGAAAGTAAGGCTTTTCAATTTTTGTTGTTTTTCTTGCACCACGCCCCGCAATTTGAATCCAAAGAGCAAGAGACATTGTTGCACGAGCCATTAAAATAACTTCTACATCACAAACATCAAAACCTTTTGTAAAGCAACCAGTATTTATTAAAACAGCATCGGGTGTATTTTTAAACCATTCAATAACACTATCTCTTTCCGAAGCATCGTTATTAACGCTATCGTATGTTTTTACATTTTTATCTTTAAAAAGTTCAGCATAAATTGCATTAGTTTCAGTTGAGCTTGTAAAAATCATTGTTTTTTTACCATCACACAATCTATCAAAAGTTTTACGAAGTGCTTTTTGATAGTATTGAGATTGAAATACCACTTTTAAGGATTGAGCTGTGAATTCGCCAGAAGCATCAACTTTTAAACCACTAAAATCAAAATCAAAATACTCATTTTTTTCAGGAACCAAATAGCCGTTTTCCATTAACCAACTAATCGGCTTACCACAAACAATATCATCATACCAATCGGACATCGTTTCAAGTTCTGATTCCGTTTCAGTTACCTTATATCTTTTTAACCTAACTGGCGTTGCTGTAAAACCTATTCTTTTGCAGTTTGGTAAAAACTCAAATAGTTTGTTAAATTCCCAAATGTGGCACTCATCGATAATGCAATGCTCAAATTTTGGCATTTTGTGTCTGCGATTCCAAAGACTTTTGACCATCGCTACAATTATTTTATTTTCTGGAAACTTTTTGTTTCCAGCCAAAACACATCCAACATCCAAACCTTGCTTTTTAAACGTGTCAACCGTTTGATTTACTAAATCTATACTATCAACTAGAATTAATGTTTTACTATTTAATATCGATACTAATTCAGTAAAAACTACTGTTTTGCCTCCCCCTGTTGAAAGTTGGCAAACAACTGAATCTACTTCTTTAATTTTGGTTAAAATTTCGTCAAGAAACTCTTTTTGATGTGGGTATAATGTTTTTTTCATAAAAAGTAAACCCCATTTAGGGGCGGTGGAAGTCGCTTACCTAAATAGGGTTTGATAATAAGTTAATGTAGCTTCCACTCTACAACTGCAAATATACAAAAATAACCGCACCCCAATTTAATGAAGTGCGGATTTATTACATCAGTACGGCAAATCGTCTGGTTCGTCTGTGTTTACATTAGTTGCTGGCGTTTCATTGGTAGTTTCAACTTGCATCTTTTCGACTTTCCATCCTTTAATGGAATTGAAATATTTTGTTTCGCCTTGTGGATTTACCCATTCTCGCCCACCTAAATTAATAGACACTTTTACTTGATCTCCTACTTGCAACTTGTCTAAATACTCATTGCATTTCCCTTGACCAAATTCAATCATAATTGATTGCGGATATTGTTCGTCGGTTTTGACAACTAATTCTCTTTTGTTGTAAGCTTCCGATACTTGTTGCATAGGCGTTACTAACTTTACTTTTCCTAATACTTCCATTGTTTATTTGATTTTAATTTATTAATATACTCTTTTTTTATTTGTTCTGCTTCTAAAATTCTATCCTGGATTAAGTCGCAAACTTTCTCGTCTTTTTCAACAATTATCTCGTGCCAATACTCTTGACCCTCAAATATAAAATAATTGAAAAAATACGCCTTGTCTTTACCGGTACACATCATTTGATGTTGCATTTGGTAAAAGTACTTTTTATCAATTTCATTGTCTACAACTAATTTAAAAAAAGTACCAGCTTTAGGGCATTTTATTTCTAAAACGGCATTATCAGAAACTAATCCATCAGGACTTGCACCGTAAAAATCTTTTTTAAAAAAACCACACTCTTCAACTTCTAAAAATTCAAGTGATTTCAATTCTTTAAATTTGGCAAAAGCTAATGGTTCTAATTCAATACCTCGTTCCATATCGTAAGATACAAAATTATCTTCTACTTTCCCAAAAAGAGTTTCAACTGCTTTTTCAAAAGCGTATGTTTTACCCATTTCACCAAGTCCTTTAATACCCATTAATTTATGGATTTCTGAAGCTGTAAAAAGTCCTAATCTTTCGTTGTGCCACTCGGCTGTGCGTTGTTCCATAATTCCTCTATTTCAGGGGTTACTAAATAAATTTCTTTGATTTTTTCAATTGTTGCACCAGCTTTCATAGCTGACTCAAATTGACTTTCTGTAAATTGTTTTTTTTCTTTCGGCTCTATTTTAGGTTGCAAAGGTTTAATTCTCATACCTCCAACTATTTGACCTTTCATTTTTACATTCGCATCAATATACAGTTCAATAGGTATGTTATTCCAATTATCAGTGTCAATTGATTTGTTCGGCGCAAAACCTCTAACTATTGCAGCATTACCAGCATTTAATACCATTGGTTTAATATCCTCTTTAAAATAAGCGATATTATGATTTCCTCTGTTTCCAGCGACTAAAACGCCTATTTCTTGTTTCACGCATTTAATAGTAAAAATAAGTTTTTTACCTTGCTCTAACATTTCCTCTAAATCTACCACTCCTAAGTGGTCTGATTTGTAAACTTTTCTATAATTTGCCATCTCTAATTTGTTTTTTAAGTTGTTGATTTTCTTGTTCTAGGTCTTTGACTTCGCCTCTAATTATTTTCAGCCCCCATAGTAAAAGGCAAATAATGACTATTCCGATAATTGATTCCATAATATTAAGGTTTTATGATCTCGTAATTTACATTTAACTCCGAAAGTGGTTTATCAAAGTTTGGGTCTGATAGCTGTATTTTTAGAGCATTGTATTTAACGCCTTTCAACTCATCATTTAATCTTTTGTTTTCGGTTTCTAGTGCTTCTATTCGGAGCAGTAGATAATTTTGATTCTCTTCCATTTTATTTTGTGTTTTTGTAGTTAATCCAAAAGTTAATTAAACTTTTGGAGGTATTTTTTTTAGTGAATTTTACCG